TAAAATAAATTATTAATAATAAATAGCCCCCCCGCCCCCCCTCTGAATAGACAGGGTTAAACAGACTTTCCCCTCCGTCTAGTCCCTTCCCCTCCATAGTGAAACGGGGTATTACACAATCGGTTTGATTATAGAAGATGAACGCATACCTATCACCTTTGAATGGTTGAGTCATATGTGCTATATTTGAACCATCAAACGCTATTAGTTTATTTTTCGTTTCGTATAGTTTTCGTTCTGGGTTATACAAATACAATCCTCCGCCAGTGTAGTCACCAAGAAAAGTGATACAACCAATTCCAGCATTTCCAGCGTCAATATGTTTCTTCGCTTTCAAGTTCTTATTTATCGTAATCGCTGTGTATTTAAAACCAGAAGGTAGAATCTCATTACCATATTCAATAACAAGTTTGAGTAGTTCTGGATATTTCTTATTAGTAGAGAACTCACCCACCTTCAAGTATCTTCTACGACCACAGCCAAGAGTGAATGTGTAACCATTGTATCCAAGCAAATCCCCTCTGGATTTTGTTCCAGCCCATTTACCGACATTCGGTCCTCTTATTTTTGGTATGTTCGTATTTTCTAATGTATTGACAAGTTTTTCTTGTAATTTTTTAACCCTATCCGTTAATACAATTTTATCGTAAAAAACTTCTTTGGAATCAGGGTCATCTACTGGTATAAGATTTTTATCCGTTATCTTACCGCCAGTCATATCCCCGCCCTTGCTTAATAAAATCTCACCCTTGTCGCCTCGTCTATTATTTTCCTTTACTAAAGTTGGGTGTTTGCGTATCAATATCTTCGCATCACTTTTCATAGTGTTTATTCTCTCGCCCTCATTTTTTGTAATATCATAATTAAAAGCAATACGATTGAACCTTATCATACCTCCATTCTTTATAAACGAATTAATAGCGTATTCATAATCACCCTTAATTTTTATGGAAATATCAATTTGATTGTCTCGCTGATTTATGATTCCCATAAACGCTCCAACTACAAACCGCAAGTCCTCCGTATAATCCTTTTGACCCTTCATAAAATACGCATTCGCAGTAGGGTAAATACCGAAAAGTTTATAACCCTTCTGTTCGCATAATTTAAACCCCTCGTCTATAACATCTCCAATGTTATACATCTTTACTAATTTATTGCCCTGTAATTTCTTAAATGAACTTATATCATCGTCAAGTTTAAGTATATGTTGTCCCTCCTTAAAATGTTTAAACACCCAATTCATTTGTCCGTAAATCCCCTTGTTCTCATTCGTTATGATTATTGAGTTATACATTTCTTTTGGAATACCTGCTTTATACATATCGGCTTGTTCTTTGGTATGAACGACCAGATGTATCTTATCAGGTGAGATTTTATTATCCTTGAGAGTTGTCAATGTCTTTTTATAACATCGTTCAACTCTGTTATATGTAATTACGCAGACGACATATGAGGAAGTTTTTTCTTGCGGGACTCCCAAACCGCCGACTAGTTTTTTTGCTTCTTCATTCCATTTCCAACAACAGAAGCAACAACTCCATACTCTAACTCATTCGTCAAATCGTCAATTTGTTCGGTCAAGTTTTGAATATCCTCATTTATTCTCACTAGCAAATCTTCATCAAGTATTCTACTCCTAGCGGAGTTGTCTGTAGAAAACATAAATCTCTCATTGTTTTCCATTCTCTGTTCTGTCGCTTCTTTAGATTTTATCCTATCCTTCAATGCTCTCTCTAGTTCCTTAAGTTTTTTCCTCTTAGTAACTTGACTGACTGGATAAGAGGTCGCTTCAGGAGCAGAAGCAACAGAGGCAACAGCAGAAGCCATAGGCATTCTCTCAGTAGAACCAACCCTATCATCACCAGCAAGTGGTTCAACAAAAGTATTCATAGGAACAATCTTATCACTCCTACCTTGACCCTTTCCAGACATCTTACTTTTTTTCTCTTCATATTTTTTCAACATTTCAACCTTATCTTTCATTTCTTTCATAACCCTTTCGCTTTCGGCAATCAATGCTAAAAAATCTGGGTCAGTTGAGGGGTCAGTGTAAGTGGAAGCGTCAGGGTAAGTTTTTTCTGGAGCAACTTTCCCTTTCGGTTTTTTAAAAATAGGAATAATACCAGACCCAGATTGCGGGTTTCCAGAAACCCTATCCTTTAACCTCTTCAAATCCGCCATCAATTGTTCCCTCCTTGCTTGAGGAAGAGAACTTGACATCAAAATCTCTTCAATATCATTAATCAACCTCTGGTCTGGGTCAGTTGTAGTGTTAATTGGAGTGAGAGACGGACGGGACGGAGGAGGCGGAGGAGGCGGTGGAGGACCAGAAGGACCAGAAGGATTCCCACTGATAACAGAACCACCGCAACAACTCCCTCCTCGCTTTCCCCTAACACTCGCCATATAGTCTTTGGCTTCTTTTGAACCTTTTGGAAATCTAGGCATTATATATACTACCAGAGAATATTAATTGAGAGATTGTTAGGAGAATACTGATTGTCTCTCCAATTCCCCTTTATATTAAATGCCCGTTTTCTATATCTATCTCTTCTGGCTGGGTCTTTATGTTTCGTAAAATCTTCATATCCCATTTGACCGAAGTGTATCCACTTGTGTTTATTTCCATCATAAACCATAAACTTCTTATCCTTCCTTGTTGATGGCTGGACTTGTTTTCCTAAATATCGCTTCGCCTTTTTCTGGACTTCTTCAATATCGCTATACGCACTTAATAATGGTTTGGTTTCCATATATATAATAGGGGAATATTATATATAATTAGGCATTACTATCATCGCTAGAAGTATCAACAAATAAATCGGTTGAAGCAGATTGGGGAATAGACGGAGTTGTTGGGGGTGTTGTTGGGTTTATTTCCATCAGTTTATCCTCTACTCGTTTTTTCAATGTGATTGATGTTTCTATTAGTTTTATATACCTTGTATAACTTTCATTCAAGAATTCTCTTGGGGTCGTTATTCTATTTTCTGGTGATAAACTCAACCACTTATATACATCACAAGAGAGAATGTAAAATTCCTTGCTCCCTATCAATTCTATTTCCATTTGTTTTTGAACTTGGAAGAACATCTCTATACTTCCTAAAACTCCCACTAATAACGACAAGAACATATTTATAAGAGAAATGTATGTTTGTCCTAAAAATCCCTGTAAAGACACCGCACCGACAGAATTGAGGGCGGAGATGACGATGATTGGAATTCTGTAGAACTTGAGTCGCCCTTTAAGCGTTAGGTATCTTTTTCGGTGGTAGTTTGCTAATAGATTACTATTCTGCCTTATTTTATCTAATACCCCCTCTATATCATTAGAAATTAAAATCGGTCGCATACATTAGGGGGAGATTTTAAAGAATGCTCTCCAACTTGGATTTCACAAGTCCAATGAGGTAAGCGTCATCAGCCCCCCAACCAAGATACTCATCGCCTTCAACAATAACCTCTTTGTAGTCAATAAATCGTTTCTCGCCACTCTCACAATCCAAATAGACGGCAAGTTTAACACTCTCTCCTAAAGAAAGACTTAAAACCCGAATACGAACTGACAATACTTTAATAACTCGGGGGAGAGTTACATCTAAAACAACTCGGGACATATCAACAGGGACATCGGGGACAACTTCAAGGACTATTTCATCGCTCATTATATCTTAACTTTAGATTTTATTTATACCGATAGGGATTTTCATCATATCCGCCCCTTCGCCACTTACAATCTCTTCAGGATTAGTAATTACATCAATCTCCTTACGCAACTTCGGGTCTTTCGGTTGGAAGAAATGTTTAAGGATATACTCGTTCTTCTTGAAATCCACACTCTTATTCAAATCATCAAACATCTCAAGGAAGCGTCCCGTATCAATGTAAATGTCTCCTGACTTGAGCGGTCCGTTAATCCAATGAAGGAAAGCACAGCAATACCAACCACAAGCATCATTCATAAGAGATTGGATATCCTTTTCACAATACGGCAACTTCTGTCCGCAAGTTCTCTCTACAGTCTTCTTCACCATCTCGGGCGGAGGCATTCCATAAGAGTCAAAGTAAATCGGCTCAATCTTACCATTCTTATACTTATTGACTTGGAAGCAAGTCCAGTGAGTTCCAACATTCGGTTTGTCGTCAGGACCAATTTCGTTCTCTAAATTAATCACATAGCCAGTGTTGTATTTGATTTTGTAAGGAAGTTCGTCCTTGAAACAAATTTGCTCTAAAGGAAATCCCATCTTCTTACTCAACTCCTCAATTTGAAAATCTGTGAGAGACATTCTATATTATTAAGAAAGAAATTAATTTTTTAATAATATTATAATTAGGCATACAGACCCGCTCCCTTAAGCATCTGCGGGGCAATCTGGTATCGCTGGTGGAACAACTCTCCCATCGGCTGGGACTGAAGAGCGGGGTGAGACAGACCCATCATAGACTGCCTTCCGCCGACAATAGACAAAGCACCTCCCCTTGACGAACCAGCATACAGACCCGAACCATAACCGCCCTGCTCTTCCCTCGCAGCCAAATTAGCCATCGTCACCGCAGACCTATCCATTCCCCTTCCACTCGCATATAGACCAACTCCCTTAAAGTCCAAGAGTTTCTTCGGGTCTTTCTGGTAAGACTCGGGGTCATCAAGGTATCCCTTCTTTCCCGTAAGATGCTTCTTGGTGTAGTTCCTCGCCTTCTCGCCGAGTTTCTTACCAGCCATAATAGCAACAGGAGCAAGTTGAGGCTGACCGACAGCAGTCGCAAGGGCAGCACCAGCAGACCCAAGAGCAGCGGGGGCTTTATCAACAAAAGCATTAATAGCCCTCTTAACAGGACCTTTAATCTTATCTCCAAGAGCATAAACCTGCTTTTTAATTCCAATCTTCTTAAGGAAGCGGTCAAATCCAGGACCGAAAATACCCTCACCCGCCATAACGCCCCTGTTCGCAGAAATCTCTTCGGGAGACAACTGAACGCTCATTCCCTTCCCCTTCATAAAGGTTCGGCTCAAAGAGTCATACTTTCCAGGCTCAACCATCAAAACTCCCTCACCGCTCGTAAGACGCACCTTGTGTCCGTTACGCAACTTACTCAACTGCTTAAGTGAAGCGGAAACTCCAATCTTCTTAAACCTAGCCATCGCATCGTCCATCTGTCCTTTGGAGACTTCTTGTCCGTCAATCATCAACTTCCTTCTCGGCATTATATATTACATATAGATAATAAATAATGGTAAATCATTAAAATAGAGATAATGACCTTTTATGCCTAAACCCTCGCCCCCGTAAGAATGTCAATATCAACCGAGCAACCATACTCAATGAAGACAACCAAGTCAAGCGGAAGAGCAGACTGACTCGTCCCGATAATCTGGACGGACTTCGGGACAGTCTCCTCAACAGGAAGCATACGAGACACATCAACATAGTAGTAGCAATACTCCATCTCAAAGCCAAGAGAGTTGATAAGACCAGAAGTGAGACCATCAGTGAGACCACCATTGACGGCATTCACACCGAGCAACTGGTTATTAAACTGCTCGTAAGAATAACGCTGGGTGTTGTAGAGCATATTCTGTCCTGAAACAACAACATTGAAGTTCGTCATCAGGCACAGCGGAGAAGTCGGTCCAGCACCAGCGGGGTCAAACGGGGACTGCCAAGGGGAGAGCGTCGGCGTCCCAACAGTGGTAGCCTGATGAAACGGAAGAATGAGAACCGACTTAATCCCAGCAATGCCGTTCGTAATGAGAGAGTTGAACGGCGTTCCAGACGCAGCGGTCGTCTGGTATTGATAGACATCGGTGTATTTGATGCTCTTGACAGGGGACGACAGATACGCCCTCTCAAAGGTCGGGTTGAATGTGTAAGCGGGAACATACAGGTTGATAGAGTTGTTGTCTCCAGTTGTAACTCCCGTAATTCCAGACTGGGTAAGACTCTTGTTACCAACCGCAAGGTCAAATGTAAGAGTAGTGGCAACAGTCCCAGAAGAGGTCATTCCGCTCCTAGCAGCAGAAGAAGCAATCATAAGAGGGCAAACTCCGCCGACAGGAACGGACAGAGACCCAAGCGTCAAAACACCAGTAGCATCCACAGCCTTCCCGATAGTTCCAGAGGTGTTATTCAGGTTCATCGTCATCTTCATAAACACACCCTTAAGCAGAGGGCATTGCTGGAAGAAGGAGTGAATGTGCTTGAGGTAGATAGTCGCATTGATAACAATCTGGAGAACTCCAGGCTCGGCAGCCACAACAGGCGGTCCAGCAGCAGCGGTGACAGCACTATTCTTCGTCTTAACATACGACTTCCAGAGCGTAGCGGGAGCACCCGCCTTAAGAAGGGACGCATAAGTTCCAGCACCAGGAACTCCCGCCTCGTCATAGTTGATATACTGGATACGCTTAGCAAGACCAACATTTCCACCAGCAGAACCATAAGCATTCAGCGTATTAGAAGTAATAGCCTGAAACACTCCAAGAGTAGCACCAGAAGTGATGTTGTTCGCAACCCTCGTTCCCTGAGTGGTCGCAGAGGTGGAGTAAGTCCAAGCCAGAGGGTCGTCAGGGTAGAAACCAATCGTAGAGCCGATGGTCGCTACATCAGCCCAAGACAGCGTCGTCATCAACTTAAACGAGTTCCACATATTGATAAACGGCGTCTGCTGAATAATGGTCGTTCCGTTATAGTCAAGCGTAAAAGAGTGAATCATCGTTCCAAACCAATTCTTAAGACCGAAAGCATAATCGCAACCAGTCTCGGGGGTAAAAGTGTCAGTAGTAGCAGGACTGGTTACAGTCAGGAGCATCGGCATCATAAGGTATGCCTCCCTGTAGGACATATACTTATTTGAGTTAGACAACTGGGAAGTATCAATAACGGACTGATTGGAGTTGTAAGAACCATTCTGGTTGTCAAGAATGGAAACCCAATCCTTCTTAACGAACACCGAGGGAGACCCCTCTACCTCTTGAGACAAATCAAAGACGAGTTTATCGCAGGACATTATTATATCTTATGTTGAGATAATAATATTTGAAAAAACGCTCTAAATCCGCCACCGCCTAAAGAGAGAAGTTAATGTTCTTGGGCTTCTTCATTCCCGAACCCCTGTGAATCTTGAGGTCCGCCAATTCCCTCATTCCGCCTAAACCGCTCACCCCCCGACCCATTCCCCTTCCAGTCGTTTCGGCATACTGAAGGGGGGAATCATAACTAGAAGCCCCTCCAGGTCCGCCCGTCTGTAGAAGAACCGACCCGCCACAACCCTTCATTCCCCTCGTTTGGTGTCTGGGGACAGAAATACCACCTCCGCATCTAAAATACATCTTGGAGACCATTATATACTATATCTATATTTTATTTGCCTAAAGTTTGCTTTTCTCTAAAATCTGCTTCTTAAGTTTCCTCAACCTAATAATGTTGGTCGCAATAGAATTCAGGATTACCAGTTGTTTCTCAATATCCTTCTCTTTGGAAGTGTCGTCAAGTCCATTCCTCAATTCGGTTTGTAGTTTTGTCTGCTCCTTTGTGAAGTCCTCATACATTCGGTTCAATTGGTTCTCGCCTAAATCGTTCATATATAATTAAGCAAGATTTTAATTTACTTCCTGTCAATCATAACTCCCAGTGCTTCAATCTCTTCGGCAATTGCTAAAATAATCGTCATAGCCCCGTCTTGGATTTGTAGCGGACGCAAATCTGTTCCTAAAAGAGTGATTGTGATTTGTGAGTAAGAACCAGGAATTAGTTTATTCCAAAGCAACTGCGGAGGTTTGTCAGCAATAATCGTCCCGACCGCAACTGAAGGCGTCACTGAATAGATGACGCTTGTGGGAGAAGCGTAGGGATTTTCAACACTACTAACGCTCAATAAAACGCTAGAGTTCGGCTGGATATTGGGTGTGGTGGCTGAAAAATCGGTTGGGGATTTAGCCTGAAAATACCAAGGGGAGGGTATAGCAATTGCTCCATCAGGTAAATTAGAGTTAGTTGTAAAACCAAGAATGTCTCCTAATTTGCTTCCGTTATATCCAAAGTTAATTCCAGGATACCTTACATTTACAGCATCTACAGGAGAATACGCAAATCCAACAGGAGCGGTATATGTCGCAGAAAGAGAAGCAGTGAAAACGGCAAGAGTAGGGACTACAAACTGATTTACCTGAACCTTGTATCGGGCATCATTCACTAATATCTCCAAAAAATAAACATTCTGCCCTGTAGCATTATCAATCAAATAGTGGTTGTTCGCAATCATAGTGTATTGGAGAAACTGGTTGAGTGTGCTGACTTCATAAAGACCATTTGGGATTGTTACATCAACTGGAGTCCCATCAACCCAAGTATATCTAAAAGTAGTGTTATTATAACTATCTGCTATGTTGAACCAAGAATAATACATACTCACACTCGCAACCGCTACATAACTTCTGTCAAATTTCGCTGTAGTCGGGAAACGATAAGTCAGCGTATTATTCTGTCCGTTCTGGACTACATTGTTATTGTTTAACACCAGTGTTCTCATCTTATAGATTAAGATGAGATTTTAATTTTTACTTAATAACCTTACTTCCTAATAAACCCAGCCAACTTCTCCCTATCAATAACTGGTCCAAATCCAGGCGGACGGCGGACTGGACGAATAGACATTACGGGTCTATCAACTTTAATATCAGCCATAACCGCTTTCCTAATTCCGCTTCCCCTCATTCCTAAATGTATAGGAACTTGAGAACCGCCGAAATGGAAGGGCGTTTGCTGGGTCGCTGTTTGGGTTCTCCACAACCCAGGTGCTACTACTACAGGGTCAAAACCAGAGTTCATTATATATAAAGGAGAGATTTTAATATCCTAAAGTCGCCATCTTAAAGAGAATATCGGTTGCCTGACGCTTCGGTAGAAGTTTCTTCTCCATCAACTTCATCACAAGCAATTTGAAATCCTTGTGGAGTTTGTGGCTATCATTTCCAGCCATAATCTGTCCCTTCATAATCTCAAACTGATTAATGTCTTGGTCGTCCTTCTTCTTATCAGGAGCAGGAATACTCAAGCGGTCAGTCAATTCCGCTCGGGAAGCCAAGCGGTGGATATAGTTTCTCTCATCATCGTTCATTCTCTCAATGTCCTCAAAAGTAGGATTTCCTCCGCCCAAAATAGTCCTCACAACACTCAAGATGTTCGGGCTCACCCTCTCACTCCTAATATCGTTCAAACAAGCACCGCAAGGCGTCCTAATAGAAATAATCCCCTCACCCAAACGCTTCTTGTTAATCACAAACCTTCCAAAGGGGATATACCTCGCAACATTCGGGACACTCACACCAGACTTCCAATCAATATCCTTATCCTGTAGAACATTGTAGTTCTTCTTGACAAGACCAGTTCCCATTCTCGGCTTCCTCTTAATTCCATTTCCGCCCATCGGTTCAGCAACAGGTGTCATCGGGGCTTCTCCACCACCTCCAAGTCCAAACAAGGGTTTAACATCAGCATCAAAATTAACAAACCACTCCTTCAATAGACCCACTGACCTACCCAATAGTTTCGTCTTGCTTGTTCCAAGCCTTTTAAAGAAATTAGGGTCTATCCCCTTAATCGTATCTATATAAACCGCCAACATCGGCTTCGTAATTGAGCCAGTCATTATCTGCTGTGGGGAATAGTATCCGCTGAAAACGGACACCTCCGCTCTTGGAATGAACGGGGAAGAAACAACCAACCCTTCAACCGCACCATCAACCACACTGAATAAATCCCTCGCACTATCGTTCGCACCCCTAATATCCCCATTCTGGTCTCGCCCAACAACACCACTAGCCAAAGCATCAAACTCATCTCTGGAGGGCGTATCCTTTATCCTCTCCATCAACAAGTCGTTCTCTCTAGCCCTCTCTATCGGGTCGGCAATCGCCCTAATTGCTTCAATATCCGCTCGGGTTATGCTGTTAGCAATTAACGCATCAACCTTATCCATAAGTTGCTTCTGTAGCCTCGCATCAACAGTCCTCAAACCAGAGAGCATATTGCGTATAGGTATGACATCTTCCTTAAGCAGAACTTGGTCGCTTTCAAACGACCCCTTATCTAAACTAGCAATATACCTATCTACTTCCGCCAAGAACACATCAGCGGGGAGTCCATACTTGTATCTCGGCTTCAAAGTAGAAATGAAATACGGCATTCCCTGAGCCAAGAAATACAACTGAATACCACTCGCATTCTGGACGACCTTCTCCGCATTTGCCCCGTCCATCAGTTGTCTCAAAAGCGGTCTCGCTTCCACCTTGAGACGCTCCATATCCTCCAACTTCTCTTCTACTGACCGCTGGTCGGGCGGTTGCTGGGGAGCACCAGTCTTAGCAAACAAGCGGTTCGCATCAAGATTCTTCTTGTTGTTTGCCTCTTCCAAATCAAGGGATTTCAAATACTCTTTCCTAAACCTTTCGGCATCAAGGGGTTTGACTAGGGGTTGTCCGCTCATAATATTATATACTAATATGATATTATATTTTTTAGAGAATTGGAGAATTTGTATCACCTTCATACTCGGGAGAACTTCCCCCAACTTCGGGCGGGTCTTCCCTCGCCAACTTCGGCATAGGAGTATCCCCTGTTTCATATACGGGATATGATGATGGGTCTTTTCCATCAGCAAACAACTTGTCACAAGCAATCTCGTTAAACAGAACTTCTAGTTCTTGGTCCTCCTTCCTAAAGAGAACCGCCATATCCTCTGTCAATTTCTTCCTGTCCCTCTCGCTCATATTGCGGGGGTTGTAGAGCGGGTGCTTACCAATATTGTCTAAAGCAATTACTTTACACTTCAAAGCCTTCTCCTTCAGTTCCGCAAGTTGCTCTTTGGAATCGCATTCAATCCTCATTATATAATTAAGCAGAGAAAAAAATATTGGATTAATTATTAAATTATATTTCTATCTATTTCTCTAAAGTTCCCCATTTGCGTATAACCTCTGCTCCTCCAAAATCTCGTCCAAAGTCTCCTTCACATCATTAAACATATTAATCCTGTCCTTTATATGTTGTCCCTCAAAGTTGTAATATAAATACTCAAAATCCCACCTGCTCTTCTTGGTCTTTTTGTATAAATATGAAAGGAACTCGTCCGCATTATTCAGTTCCGCCAAATCCTCGCATAACTTGTCGTCCCAACCAATGACCCAACTTTTTAATTCTTCTTCCCAATTCTCCTTAAAAGCCATTCTCTGCTGGTCCGCCAAGTATCTCAAAGTGTCTTTGCTAATTCCTTCCATTTTGATTGTTTTACCCTATAAACTATTTGCTATTATCTGTTTCAATTTTTTCATCTCAATTTTATTTTAAATGGGCGTATTTTGCTAACTTTCTATTCCCTATACATAGTCGCAAACGGCATCGTCATTCTATACATCGCCTTCATTCCGCCAGTCGGGGGAGCGTCCCACTCAAACCCGAACTTACTCAAGAACCTCATATCGTCCCAGTGAGCGTCGCACTTCAACTTCGTCCTACCGACCTTCGCCATCTGCGTAATCGCCTCCGTAATCATTCTCGTTCCAATACCTTTGTTCCTGTAACCCTCACACACATACATATACTCAATCTGTCCGCCCATCTTATTACCTTTCTCGTATGTATCCTTAGGGTAATCATATACCATATATCCAATCAACTCTCCCTTCTCGTTCCTCTCGGTGAGGAGGTGGAGTTCAAAGTTACTAGTGTCCTCGCAACACTCTTTAAACTTCGCAATGACTTCGGGGTATGTCATACCCTTCGCCATCTTCTCCCTAACCAGTTCAGGGTAGGGGGAGTTCATCAAAGTTCCCCAAAGGCACTCGGTGTTGAACTTTCCCTGATACTTCTTGGAGAGGGCAATGATGTCCTTGATGTCAGTCTTGATGCTGTTGCTGTAATCCATTTTGTTAGTTGCTTTTTCGCTTGTTATTGCTAATAAACTATTTGCTATTATTAGAATCAATTTTTTCATCTCAATTTTATTTTTAATGGGCGTATTTTGCTAACTTTCTGTTCCCTTTAAAAGTGGTATAAACAGGGATAGGGGGATTCCTCTCTTTGAAGAAGACAAGTGGGGGGCGGGGGGGCTATTTTATTATACTAATTATTTCTATAGTATAATAATGATTGTAAATAATGATTGTTGGTTTCTTATAAGGATAGAAAAAAACTTTAGGTTAAGGACAAAAAAACGCCCCCCAGCCCCCTTTTTGCCCCCCCGCCGATTTACTCTGTTTCGGGGGCAATCGTTTCTCCATACACATATACCAACCCCTTCAATCCTCTTTCACCCCGAATCTTATGCTCTTTGACACCTTTGAAGGACAGGAGTTCAATCCGCATCTTCTTATAACTATCTAGGATTTCCATTTGTGGATAGCAAGTTTCCTTCAGTTTCTTATTCGTTATGAAGTCGCTTTCGCACTTAGTAATCTTGAATCGCTGAAGAAGAATAACGGAAAGGTTGTCGCCATTGCTTTCTTGGTTTGCTTCAATAACCAACTTGGAGGGGCTGTAGTATTTCATAACAAGTGAGATGAGAGCATTAGCCCAGTCAATATTCGTTCCGCAATTGTATTTCACCTCGTCATCACCCTCAATGTATTTATCCATTTCCAATAAGATTTGCTCGTCAGCACCCAACTTTACCAATTCCTCCAACTCCACCCTTCTCTCGTCAATCCATCTCTTGTCCTTGAACTGCTGGGTCGTCTTGAACTCTACCAAATGCTCTTTCACATCTTCGGTTGAGGTAGGAGGCATATCATTCGCCATCATCAAAATCTTCGCATCAATCGTAAAGGTCATTTCATCTTGGAAGTTCTTACGGGCTTCAATCTCATCGCCTCCCGAAGCCAGTTTCTTAATCATAATGCTATTCAGTTTGACATTCTTGTTTTCGTTATCTATCTGGATTTCTTGAGTAGTCGCAAGGCGGATAAACTGGAGGTCAATCGCCCAACTCATCGCCTTTGCTACATCGCCGTTCTTCCCGCCTCGCTCACATAGTAAATTGTCGCTTGGAATAGTT